GATATCAATCTTATTCATCAAGTGATGGACGAGATTACAATCCTGAATACAGTATTTCGCGATGACTGCGCGTTCACGTGGTCCTTCCTTCGTCATACGAAAGATGTCTTGCGGTGACACATCATCCTTGGCAAGACCCCAACGCACCATCGTTTTCATGTCTGGTGTTGCGCATCCTTGTACGACGAAATGTCTTGACCCTGACCCTGCTTCTGCGTCCGGTATCGCAATGACCTTGAACTTATGTCCGTCCTTGTATAAATCGGTAGAATGGTTCGTCTGTTCGAATTTCACGAAATTCCCGGTTTCAAGACCAAGCAAGTTTCCAGAATACACACGCGTCGTGTTGCTTGCTGCGTCATATTCCACACTTTTTACAGAATCACCGATGAAGTAACTCGAAACGTCATCCAATTTATATGATGACAGGTTGAAATCGCGGCGGAGGTAGTTATAAACGTCGACCTGGAGCCTACCAGTCATTTTGATATAATGAAGATCATATTGTCCACTTGCTAGCGCAATCTTGGTCTGTTCTATTGCAACATTATCGGCAGTGATTTCTGTATTGGGGTTTACGAATCCGCCACCGCCGCCTGCATTCGCACACAACTCATCCCGGTTGCGTGACAGTTTCAGGAACTCTTCATAACATCCCGTCTCCACTGCACGACGAAACATGAATTGATAATCAAAACCGAATATGTTGTATCCAATGATGATATCTGGGTTCTCTTTCTGGATAAGGCGCGTCCACGCAACAAGCACATCTGCCTCCGTGGTATAAGATTCAATCTCGGAATTCGGCACTTCATCCCGAAGATGATCGCATGTATCGAGAACGATACAGTTACTTAGGTAGGGGCGATTGTTGTTTTGCCCATATTTTACGAAAGTTGAACCGATGAATGTCACTTTGTCTCCTTCCACTTTGGGAAATATTGACCCAAGTGTATCACTAACAATCGTGATCCTCGTTTCGCGGGAGTGTTTTGGATTGTTTAATAGTGCCGAGAGTTTGACGGTGAGATCAGCGGCAGTGGCACTCGCGGGTGCTCCTGGACGTTTGGCGGTGGATGATGATTTTGTTGCCTGAACTACTACGTCATCATCATTGTCGAGTTCATTGTTGCGATTGTTGTCATCACCATCAGAGTCATCGTCGTTGCTGTCACCGTCGTTTTCGTCATGTTTGGCTTCTGCAGCAGCATCGGCTTCTTGTTTGGCAGTCGCCGCCATATGCATAAATATCTGCTCAATCGTGTTTTCTTGTGCGACGACTTCTTGCTTGATAAGATGCCGGAGTTCTTTGGACAACACAAGACGACATAACCTGGCCATGTCTGCCTCTTTTGGACGACGTTTTGGATAGATGGTGTCAATTCCTGGATACGCAGCGCGACCTTGATACGTATACTGAAATGCGGTATAAATCATATGCGTTATTTCATCATCACTGATTTCTGCATCCGGCGCGCTAGCGATTTTTGCGATGACCGCATCCACAATATTCGTCGCTAACTTCTTGTAGGATTTGACTGGAATTGGGAAGTCTCCGTGACTGCTGCTTGCTTCAATATCAAAACTACATATTTTGTAGGGGACAACCGTCTCTTTTTCATTTTGGGGGATAATATCTTCAAACGAAAGGCGATATTCGTATTGGCAAGTCGTCGTGTATTTTTCGATAAGGCGTGTCTTTTTTATAAAGAACGTAATCCAGCCAGAGGGGCTGATTTTCTGGATATGGAAGAAACGCAGAATCGGTGGTATATTTGCTTCATAGATATATGTATTTGTGTTTGCAAATAAATATCCATTTGGGTTCAACACGCGTGTCTTTCCGTCACGTGGTGTGAAGATGTCATGATACCAGAGATTTTTCACACGGTTCATCACTGTCGTATTCTTGAAAACGATGAGAACAAATTTGTGATTCTTTCCACCATCGAACCCATAGAGCTTGCGCTTTTCTACAATCTCACATTTTTCCGCAAGAATACTATTTTCGTAGTATTTACTCTTTAAGTTCTTTTTAATATAGCGGATGAATGCGGATTTTGTGGCGTTCGTCCAATGATCCGCAACTTTCACAAAGAAGAAGGGGTGATAATCATCTACAAAGATGGAACATGTTTCACCTTGTTCATTGATGCCGAACATTTGAATTCGAAATTCATTTGCATCGGTAGCACTATAACTACTATTGTGTCTGACCCTGCCATTACTGACACTATTTCCTGATGTAATTGAACTGTCGTCACTTCCACTACCACTACCTCCATTTTCAGATGATGCGGACGAGTGGATATTCGTATCCGGTATGCAGTCGTATACATTAAAGTCAATCAGTCGGAAAGATTGCGATGCATCGTCTTCTTGAATGTTTTTTTTTTCACCGGTTACTGAAGTTACGGATGGCTTGTTGACAATTTTGAATTTTGTCATATTGGTTCTACTATCTTGATTGTGTAGAATATTTCATCTATTCTTTATTTCAATTTTATATTGTGTAAAGTACTATATAAAATTGAATGATAAGAATTGCCCATGCCATTATATCGTCGTATTAAGTGTTCTTGATTGCCTGCTAGATTCGCGCATTATGCCTGTCGATATTGATTATAATATGTCACCATTACATATTTGGTTTGCTTTCCTCGTATATAATTTGTTTACTGCAACTATTCGGGAATTCAATTTCTATGGTATACTACATGCGATGTTTTCGGTGGATTATCGGATATTGCTTATTGTATTGAACGTAATTGGATTGTATTTGTTTCTTCGACATGCTAGAATTGATTTTGCAATTAGAATAACAATGAATAACAATACATAATTTGCTAAATACACTAATATTTGTATTTTAGTTGTCATGTTCGGGTTTCTTTTTCTTCTCATTTTCAACACCTTCAAATCCTTCCCTGTTTTTTTCTGTTATAGATGGATTCAGTATTAATGAAAGTGCTCCAATAATGCAAATCACAAAGTAAGCAGTGATTAACCATGACACCCAGTGATATTTATCACATGTCTTATTTGCTAACCAAACAAAGAATATCGAAATAAGCAAGTTAGTTACAATAATTGCAAATTGAAATCCGACTAAATAAATATCAAGAATGTTAATGATTATGACCAGCATCAAAATAAATGACGCCAGTGGGCATACAGCAATATTCGCCAACATAAATGAAAAGTGTTTATAATATAAAAACAGAAAATATATACACTTATATTTCCCGTAAATATGCAGGTATATAGTTGTTTTTTCTAGGCGTAAGCATATGTAATTTTACACTTTTCTTGTGTTGTCGTTTCATTTCTTTATGAAATCGTTTTAATGTATCTCGGTGAAGGTTTCTGAATTTTGGACGCGCTTTTTTTGTGATATTGTGTAATGTCGATTTTTGTTTTTCATCAATCGGTGAAGACCTTGCGTTTTTATGCACTAATTCAAAATCTGGATTGTTAATAACCCACTTTAACATCTCTTCATATGAACGTTCATTTGAGTATTCTAAACCGCGTGTTCCTTTTGAAATATACATAATTAATGGAACCCCTTGAATATCTTTAGGTATGTATTTTATACTTTGAATTACCGGATCATTTGGTTCCAAATTTACTGCGCGAATATTTGCAATTGTCAATATACATCCTGGTTTTTTACACTGATAATTTGTTTTTAGTTCGTGGATAATACGTGCCCAGTCTTCTTTCATATTTCTACAATGTCCACACCAGTCAGCATAAATTTTTACTAATAAACCGTGTGTATCTGGATGGTCATGTGCTTTTTTAGCAGCAGTATTAAATTTATCTATGTTTTTATTCTCTTTTACGTCGATAATTTGAATCATTTATATAACGTTTGGAAAATTGTATTTGGTTAGTAATATTCTAATATTATCCGCATAATATATAGCTATACCCAAATGGCAGGAAAAGGTATTTTAAAGTATATTGAAGACAGCGCAGAGAGTATTATGAAAGAACTCAACATAATTAACAAGTTTAAACGATTTGCATTACCAGTGTTGGTTTTTCTTTTATTTCTGATTGGAGCATATATTACTTCAAAAACCCCGTCTAAAGCATCATTACCTGAAGGATATGAGAATGCAGAATCTGATGCATATGAAACCAGAAAACTACGAAATGGATTTCAAATTAAACCTAATGCGAAAGAAGGTTTTGAAAATACACCAAGTGTTCATGGTTCGGATTCAAACGATTCATCTACGGTGAATTCGAGTAAAATTATGGCTGCGCCAGATTTCGAAAAAGCAAACATGAAACGTTGTCCAAATATTTTGATTCAGCATGGTAGCGAGATATTTCTTTATAACTCAAAAATTGAAAAGGTGCCAGGCGTCAACCCAATTCGATTCAATAATTTAGAAGATTATACGGAGTTCATGGAATGGTTGCAAGGACGCGGTATTCGATGCCCGGTTCTATTTCTTCAGTTTTCATACGACACACAAGGCAAAGCCGTATATAAAATTAGACCATCACCTATGGATTTGCAAGGTGGATTATCACCAAATGTTCCTTATTCTCCTGCTCCAGCATCACTTGTTCAAATGATGGATGCTTCACGAGATAACCCGCCGTTTAATAATAAAATGTATGATGGATATGACCCGATGAACTTCAATATTGGAGATTATACTACACATGATGCAGATTTTACTGCAAAAGAACGGACCATGTTATACAGTGATAACCCAATGGATTCAAACTGGGGTGGTATTAACTATTCTAGATCAGTTGTCGGATCAGGCGCATATGCGGATCGCACACGTTCTGATTCTCTTCCCATGTATCTTCCTCAGAAATACTTTACGAATAGTTATAAAAAAACGACTAATGAACCTGCACCTGCGCCTACGCCTGCACCTGCGCCTGAACCTACGCCTGCGCCTGAACCTACGCCTGCGCCTGAACCTACGCCTGCATCAAGTGAAACAACTACTGTTATTGAACCAACTAGTATTACTTCATAATATACTTATTGTCTAAAGTGAATACTGCATCGATATACTACAATTTCGCACCCGTTGACCAGAATACCTTTATAATTTATATATGACTCATGAGCTCATATATAATAAAACATGTATAAACCTATATTTATGAATCTATTATAATGACTACAGTTTCCACTGTTATACACCCTGAAGAAATCGAATGTTTTCGAATTCCGAGTGGGGGGTTTTCAAAAGAAAAACGATATGAATATACGTATGCAACCCGGAAATCATGGGAATATATCCCGTCTCTGAAGAGACAGGATTGGCGATATTTTACGAATAAGGCATTTATATACGCTGGAAAATGGCTGCGCAGCGAGCAGCGTGGGTTTGGTGATGGAGGAGACTATTGGGAGGTGTTTCAAAATGAAGACGGAACCGAAAAGACCGTATCATGGGACTATGCAGGCACAATGTGTTATCGTGAATGCCCTTATAGCGATAATTCGATAACAACAAGTGTTACAAAACTCATGGACGAAATGATTCAAACAGTCGAAGAAGTAGGTGGGGGACCGGGTGATTCTGAAAAGGAATTGATATATAAAACACCGCGCGTATTGCCACCTAAACCTGAAATTGTAGAAGAAGAACCGTGGTCGTTGGTCAAATGTATATGCGGAGAACCGTCCAAATGCGCGCCGTTTGAACCGGCCGAAACTACGACGATGGAGTCGAAATATAGTGTATCTTCGAATATTGCGGAGTTTTGGTGCTTCATTACGTCGTTTTTCTATGGGAGTAGTCTACTTCTTTATTTCGTAAAAGAAGAAGAATGGTTTGAAAAATGGCGGGAGGAGGCAGGATGGCCTGATTTCATCCATTTCTCGATCGCGATTGCAGTGCTTGTCATGTTGTGTTCCGTAACGTATCATTGTACTTTATTTGAAGTATCTGGGTGTATTGACTGTTTTTTAGCGTCGTTTATTGTTGCTTCGGTTACAATGTCAACATTTGGTATTGATATGGTTACACAGGTCGGGGTATTGTTAGGGTTAGGGACACTCAATATGTTCATGTGGCGTTATAGTACAAGACTTGCGCTTATTGTGGTCGGATTTGTATACCCGTTTGTTACCTTGTCATGTATGAAAATGAAAGGGTATTATGGCGCAGTTGTATTTTCATTGATATCGGTAGGTGTATTGTGTTTTTTACTGGATCGGATGGGGTATGCGCCATTGCATTCGGTTTGGCATATCCTCGGCGGCGCTGCAATTACGGGGGCATTGTACCATGTGATCGTGAATGGACCATTGGAATAAGTATTATCGTATTTTCTATATGTATAATAGTAGTGAAGTATTCTGAATCGAAACGGCATATGCAACGTCGACGCGTTTTTTCGAAGAAACTGTTGAAATATTCCAATCCACGAATCGCTCAAAAAATGGCGTATCGTTATCTTGGAAAGACGGCAAAATTGTATCCATCTGATCATCCTGAGAAGAAGTATATGATATTTGACCCAAATCATAACAAATGGATTCATTTTGGTCAAATTGGGTATCAGGATTATACTCGACATAAAAATATGGCACGTCGACAGAACTACTTGACGCGTACAAGCGGTATGCGCGGCAACTGGCGTCGGAATAAATACTCGGCGAATAATTTGAGCAGGAAGATCTTGTGGTGAACATTCGTTACTTCGTTACTTCGTGTCAATATACCTCGCACACTCCTCAAGCGTCAGCTTGAACTTGTTCATCGTGTTCAACTCGTTCATGTGCCGAATGATGTCCTCCATTTTCCCTTCGCCGTGCACTTCTCGAGAGACATTCTTGAGAGAATTGACGATTTTGGCGTTGACCCACTCATCCATATTCTCAATGATTTTGTTGTAATGAGTGTAATGTGAGTCCATGTTTAGAGACTTCTGGGTCTTTGATGCGAGTTCTTCTTGGCGCTTGGCGATCGTGATAATATCGCCATCATTCTCGTCTTCGAGCGGATTGTCGCTGTTTTTTTTCGAGTTTCGAGTTGTAAGACCTTCGATCATACCGATATGGTTACGGAAAATATACTGGATCGTTACAAGAGCGAGGATGAGGAATATGCCTAAAACTACGTATTTGGCGAGGCTGTCGGTATTGTCTTGGGATGCAGATGGGAGAATGGCGTTCATTGTGTGTATAGGATGATTTGGATATTTTATTTGGATGGATTGAAATGAATCAAATGAATAATGTAATATACTGAATTAGTATTAGATTATTTAATTGATGATTTATTTGCGATTGCAGAGATAATTTTAATTACGATTATTGCGCCGATTCTTGCGACGTCTGATTGTACGAATGTGTTTGTATTTATTACGACGAGTTTGTCTCGATTTGCGTGACATGGTCTTATATTTTTTTGTAGTATTGTGTTTATTTTTTTTTCGTGAACCTCCCGGTTTCATTTCGAACTGTTTATTCGGCGGCAGTCGTCGATCCGATGGTGGGTCGACACTAACATCGTTTGATCGATGACATTCTAATAATCTTGGTTGACTAACAGCATCCTTTTCCGCTGACTCCAACATAGATGCAGAATCATAGTTTTCTACTTTTTTTACTATATCGTAACTTGGAAATAGTTTTTTCACAGCATTCTCGCAACGTATTCGAAAGGTAGAACCCGGAGTTGTTGTTGAGTCAATATGCGCCTTTAACAATGAAATAATCGTCGGATCCAAAACTCTATGACGTAATTCATCGAATTTTACTTTAATACTATTACCAGCATCACGACTCAATCCAAACCTAGTGTTGAAGAATGCATTGTCATTTGCAAACTCGTCGTAATGGTCTAGTAGAATAAATACATGCTTTACACTCTTAAATATTTCTTCACATATTTTAAATGCAAAATCTTTTGTGTGTTGAATATCACATTCAGGCAGATTTTCCAACTTATGAATAAGCATGTCGCGTAATGAAGAGTCTGAGTGCGGTCTTTCAGTACAATTTCTTTTTGGTGTAACCCAATTATCCGGATTGATGACTAGGTCTAACCCTCCTAATGCTTCCACTAACTTAGTGTTTCGTTCTTGTTCCATAAATAAAGATACAAAACTGTCGGGGTTTCGTGCTCCAAAATGGACTTCACTAGATAGTGGTTTATTCACTAAATCGTCAAACTTTTTCACAGGAACCAGCCATCCGCCAGGTCTCTCAAAAATATCTGCTATTTCCAGCGCCGTTAAAATAGATGGTAATTTTTTATGGGGGTTTTCATCTAGTGTAGATTCTAATTTAGATTCTAAATCAGATGATGTCTCATCGATAGCCTTTGCATACTTTTTTGCTATGGCGCCTATATTTTTTTCAAATACAGCATGTACTCCCTCATGAAATTGTGTCCTATATATTAACTCTAATTGTTCAATTTTCACTTGTAAACTCGCAATCTCACGTCTGGCTTCTAACGAAATTTGTTGTAAACAAGCTGGTATATACAGAGTACATGACTGTCCAAATAAGCAAGCTGGAATATCGTATGCAAACGAAGCGACATTTTTTGCGGCAATCTTATCAACTGTTGTTATTAGTGATTTACACTCAATATGATTATCACGTAAAACACATTGAGACTTGTCTACGGCATCAGCTTTACTCCAGTCCCCATCTTCCTTTACAAAATTTCCAAGAACAACGACTACTTCACCAATTCCAGTCGGGTCACCATTTGTCTTTATTAATCGATTATCATCCACTGTCTGTCCTAAATAACAACAAACATTATTGAGACGAGCCTTACTACAGTTCATAGAGATTCCACCTCGTACAGATAGGTTATATATGCCATGAACCACTCTTTCCACTATCGTTAATGAGTCATTATTTGATATAGAACCGCAAGACACCCAAACTAATGTCACGGGCATTTCGTTAACGGTTCCTTCATAATGAACGGTTGGTGGAACATAAAGATTAACTTTATTAGAATTCTGCATGGCGTTCTTTGCTTCTTGACAGCGGCTTTGTATAAAACTGTCTAGTTGTAACTTATGTAAATTTTTGTATTCTTCACTTTTGACTCCCAACATTTCATTTAACATTTGGGTTGGCATATACATCAGTGTTAATGGTTTAAAACAATCTTTATTATGGTTCGATTCAAAGAATTTAACAAAATCGGGACCAATCTGTTTAATATCAAAATATTCAATGCAATAAGTGTAAAGGATACCGTGTGATAAAGGTCGCACCGTATTACGATTTACGTAAAGTGTGCTTGCATCTCTGTCCCAAACGGTAAAATCGACATCTAGTTGTGCTTTTGGTGATGGTGGTTCTTTTACAAATGAATACAATTCAATAGTATCCTTCTTAGGTTTTTTTTTTGAGTTAAATGTCGCTGGGGATTGGGTCTTCATTGATTCCGAACCAAAATACCTCGCCCCTACACTGTCTGTTGGTGCCCCATCCATCTTAGGTACTCCACCAATCCATCCAAATCTGTCATTACAGAAGGATACCGTCGCATCTGCCAAACTAACTGCATCGTATAATGCTTCAACAAATTGCCTTTCTCCATCCGACCTGTTGTCTACATTTATTTTTGTTTTGTTTCTACTATTACGCTGTATTTCAGTTAGTAAAAGCTTTGCTTTCTGTCTATCAGTCATAAATACAGGTACCGACGCTGCTAATGTTATGCCGTGTCTTTTCAACCAATCACAATACTTATTAGTTATTGCCTCTACAGCGGCATGACACCTTGGTTGGCCTACTGTGTTGCCTGTGCAATTAGTAAATTGACTTGAGAATGCATTTTTAAGTTCGGTTATTAAACTAACAGAATCAACATTATCACATTTAATTCCTCCGTTGCTATGAGATATACCATTAAGTGTTTGAACAAACGAACTATAACGACTAAAAATTCTGTCTGTTAGTATTTTTGCAAGACGCGCCGACAATTTATCGTGAAGTATACCACAATGTGCTGCAGCGAACGAATAAACTTCGTATGAATATTGTAGCGCTCTGCGCCTTGCTGGGTCGTCTATTTTTTTGAATTGCTCAAAAATATTTTCTCTTGCTACATCGGTACTTAAAAATTTCCGAAGTTGTTCTTCGGAGGGGGTCTTTCTTACATTTTGTCGTATTTTGGATAACATGTTTGCTTCTACACCTAACAGGAATTGAGTTAATTGGTTATCTAAAAAGGTATATGTTTGTTGTGAATTATGTAAACGTGCAGGAGAAGGTGTTTGATGCCTTGAGAATGTCTGTGATTGTGAAGGGGTTCCATTTGGGGGAACGAGACCAAATACTCCATCTTCCGATTCCAATTCCGATTCCGATTCCGATTCCAAAGGAAGCAATGGTATTGTGGATTTTGGGCCTGAATTACAAGGAATACTATCACTACATTCTGTCAGTTTTGTTTTTCTGAGGGTGTCGAGGGCGCTGGGGGCGGTTAAATGGCCCCGTTCCGCTGCATATTTGTAATGGTGCTCAGCCATGGAATAGTCCTGCTGAACACCTCTTCCGTTCTCATACATAATGCCCAATCTGAAATGAGCATCCACCAAACCCCGCTCCGCTGCACCTGTGTAATGGTGCTCAGCCATGGAATAGTCCTGCTCAACACCTCTTCCGTTCTCATACATAATGCCCAATCTTAAATGAGCGAACGCCACACCCTGATC